AGACAACAACTCAGAGTTTAAAGTTATTGAGGTTGATGGTGTTGGTGAAGTTTTTGCTATCAAGATTACACCTGAAATGTTATTACCACATAAAACTCATAGAAAAAGGGGTGGACTTGTGTATACTCCTGAGAGTATTATTGATATTTTTGAGGCAGCATAATGGCAGTAGAAAAACCTATAGGATTTGAACAACAACAAGAACAAGCGATTGAGCAACTTGTAGAGATACAAGGAAATGAATTTGCCGATGGTTTAGCACCTAAAGTAGAAATGCAACAAGACGGAGGCGCTATTGTTGGAGATCTAGATCAAAACATACAAACTGGTTTTGACATGAACATTGCTGAGGTATTAGATGATGATACTCTTAATGAAATATCTAGTGATTTAAGACAAGCTCATGAGGATGATAAATCATCAAGAAAAGATTGGGAAGATTCTTACAAAAAAGGTTTAGACTTGCTTGGCTTTAAGTATGAAGAGCAGTCACAACCGTTTCAAGGTGCAAGTGCTGTTACACATCCTATGTTGGCTGAAGCAATCACACAATTTCAAGCACAAGCATATAGAGAACTTTTACCAGCTAATGGGCCTGTTAGCACACAGATAGTTGGCAAAGTAGACAGAGCAAAAGAAGAACAGGCTCAACGAGTCAAAGAATTTATGAACTATCAAATCATGCACGTCATGGAAGAATATGATCCAGACATGGATAGTTTATTATTTTATTTACCGTTGTCAGGATCAGCATTTAAGAAAATTTATTATGATGCAGGTTTAGGTAGAGCCGTATCTAAGTTCATACCTAGTGACGATTTGTATGTGCCTTATCACACAACAGATTTAGAAACTGCTGAGAGAATAACGCATGTTATTAGAAGAACAGAAAATGATATTAGAAAACTACAAGTATCAGGATTCTACAGAGACGTAGATCTTAAAATTTACGAGGATGAAACTGCTCTGCAAGAAAAAGAAAACAAACTTGCTGGCATGACAAAAGTTCAAAGAAACGAAGAGTATCAATTATTAGAAATGCATGTTGAACTTAACATTAAAGGTATTGATGCTGATGATGGTATTAAAGTTCCGTATATTGTAACAATAGATGAGGGCTCAAATAAAGTTCTATCTATCTACAGAAACTACAAAGAGGATGACCCTAGAATGAAGAAAACGCAATACTTCGTTCACTATAAATTTTTACCTGGTTTTGGTTTCTATGGTTTTGGATTGATTCACATGTTAGGCGGTTTATCAAGAACTGCAACTAGTGCACTTAGACAACTTTTAGATGCAGGAACTTTATCAAATTTACCTGCTGGTTTTAAGGCAAGAGGTCTTAGAATACGTGATGATGATGCACCATTACAACCAGGAGAGTTTAGAGACGTTGATGCACCTGGCGGTAGTTTAAGAGAGGGTCTTGTACCTTTACCTTACAAAGAGCCAAGTGGTACATTATTTCAGTTGCTTGGTTTTTGTATTGAAGCTGGATCTAGATTTGCAGCAATAGCTGATCAAAAAATTGGTGACGCGGCACAAGCTGGTGCACCTGTTGGAACTACGATGGCTTTACTAGAACGTGGTTCTAGAATCATGAGCGCTATTCACAAAAGATTACACTATGCTCAACGTATAGAATTTAAACTATTAGCAAAGATTTTTGCAGATGATTTACCACAAGCTTATCCTTACGCTTTGAGTGGTGAGGGAATGCAAATGATGAAGGCCGAAGACTTTAGTCCTGAAATAGATATTATACCAATATCCGATCCAAACATCTTTTCTATATCGCAAAGAGTTACATTAGCTCAAACGCAACTACAATTAGCACAAGCTGATCCTGCGTCTCATAACATGTATGAGGCATATCGCAGAATGTATCAAGCACTTGGCGTTAAAGATATTGATGTTTTGTTACCAGTTCCTTCTGGACCGCAACCAACTGATCCAGGAATGGAAAATGCTGGTGCTTTAGGTGGTGGATCATTAACAGCTTTTAGAGGACAAAATCATGGAGCTCACATTGCAGCTCACAGAGCGTTTTTTGCTTCTGTTTTAGTAAGAAATAACCCTCAAGTTATGTTAATTTTACAAGCTCATATCATGGAACATGTAAGTATTGAGTCAAGAGAAGAAGCAGAGGACGATATGGCTAAACAAATTGAGGAAGTTACACAACAATATGGTGGACAAATACCACCAGAACTTCAAGCAGAGATGCAAGAAGCGTTAGAACAACAAATTGCTGAAAGAATTGCTGCAAAAGTCACTGAAATGGCTCAGGAAGAGGCAGAATTTGTGGCTCAACAAGGTCAAGATCCACTTGTTATGCTAAAAGAACAAGAATTAGGGCTTAGAGAGGCAGAAATTAACAGAAAAGCGATGAATGATCAGGCAAATCAAGAAATGGATGCTATGAAACTTGCTCAAGACGCTAAAATAGCGCAAGATAGAATAGATTCACAAGAAGATATTGCACAATTAAGAGCAAATGTTAATTTAAGTAAGCAAAAAAATGACAATAACAGACGCAGAACGTAAACTACACTCTTTCTACACACAAATTCTTGAATATGTAGAAAATACTTCCAAAAGTGAAGAAGATAGTATACTTTTAGCAGGTGCTATGATGGCTGCATCTAGGTTTTTGTACTATAAAAATTTAAGTACAAAGCAGGCAGACGACCTTGTAGAACAAAACACTATTGATTTGATTGAAATAATCAAACCAACTATACATTGAGGATAAAATGAAGTTTAAAAATGCAAAAATGACTACTGTGAAAGCTAAAAATCCTTTTCCTAACCCTGTTGTAGCATCAGATGCTGCGATAACTTTTTCACCATATGTTGTAAGAAAAAATAAAGGTGCAGGACCACAAGGACAGACTAGCAATATGCAGATCAAAAAAGTTGCCTTTAAGGGCGTAAAGTAATAAAACCTACTGAACAATAAGGAGGTTTGTATGAACTTACTAAAAGATCTTTGGGCTCACTTGAAAGAGTGGTCTGATTGGAAAATGAAAGATTGGATTAAAGCTGCGATTGTAGCGATAATCGTAATAGTCATAATAGGAGCAATTTAGAAATTCATGTGGCAGTTATTAGCAAAACCCTTACTTGGTGTGGCCACAGACGCCGTAAAGGGTTTTGTAGAAACAAAAAAAGCAAAACAAGAACTTAAACTTACAACAATAAAAGCTACCCAAAAACTTAAAGAAGATCAAATTGCAGGCAAAGTTGCATGGGAGCAAAGTGCTGTCGATCAAATGAAAGGATCGTGGAAAGATGAAGTAGCATTAATTGTTTTACTACTTCCAGCAGTTCTAGTCTTCACGCCCTTACAAGAGCATGTGCACAAAGGTTTTATTGCTTTACAAGACCTTCCGTCGTATTATCACAATTTGTTATATATTGCGATTTCTGCGAGCTTTGGCATTAAGGCTGGATCTAGCGCAATCGGATTAATTAAAAAGGGCAAGTAAATGGCTAAGAAAAAAAACAAAAAGAAATCTTTTCCAGATCTTAACAAAGACGGAAAAGTTACAATGAAAGATATTTTAATTGGAAGAGGTGTAATTAAAAAAGCTAATGGTGGTGTCACTGAAGCAATCAATGGTTTGAAAAAACAAGGATTAAAAAAAGGTGGTGTTGCAGGTAGACTAGCACAAAGAGGTTACGGAAGATCTAGATGAGAAAAGGTTTATATGCTAATATTCATGCCAAAAGAAAACGTGGTGAAAAAATGCGTAAGAAAGGTGCAAAGGGTGCACCTACCGCAGCTAACTTTGCTAGAGCAAAACAAACAGCGAGGAAGAAATGACAAAATTATGTCCTAGAGGTAAAGCAGCAGCTAAGCGTAAATTTAAAGTTTATCCTAGCGCGTACGCAAATGCTTACGCTTCCAAAGTTTGTGCTGGTAAAGTTAAAGATGATAGAGGCGTAAAAAGAAAAGATTTTAGAGGACCAAAACCTGCAGGTAAAGCAGATGGAGGTAAGATTGTAGACTTTAATAAATTATCACAACAACGTAAAAAAGTTTCTCAGTTTAATAATGGTGGCATAGCAAGAGGCTGTGGTGCTGTTAGAGATGACAAGAGAAAAAAAACTAAGTTTGGATAATGGGCCTCAAGAAGTGGTTCGAACAAAACTGGGTTGATATTGGATCAAAGAAACCTGGTGGTGGTTTTAGAAAATGTGGTCGTTCAAAATTAAAAGCAGATCGCAAAAGAAAATATCCTAAATGTGTACCAGCAGCCAAAGCTGCTAAAATGACCAAAGGTCAAATAAAATCAGCTGTACAAAGAAAAAGAAGTAAAGCTCAAGGTGTCGGCGGTAAACCGACGAATGTTAAAACAATCGTTAAAAAGAAGTTTATGGGTGGTGTTATTTCTGACCAAAGAAGAGCAGGGGCGGCTCAAAGAGGATTTGGATTCAGAGGCACGTTTTAATGCCATTAAATAAAAAAGGTCAAAAAATCATGAAGTCTATGAAGAAGACTTATGGCAAAGATGCTGAAGCTGTCTTCTATGCTTCCAAAAACAAAGGAGTAATAAAAGGTGTCGAAAAAAAGAAAAGATCCACTAAAAGGAACAGGAAAAAAACCAAAAGGTAGTGGCAGACGTCTCTATACTGACGAAAATCCACGTGATACTGTGGGCATTAAGTATGCTACTCCTGCTGACGCCAAACGCACTGTTTCAAAAGTTAAAAAAGTTAAAAAACCTTTTGCTAGAAAAATTCAAATTTTAACTGTATTAGAGCAAAGAGCAAAAGTTCAAGGCAAAAATAAACAAGCTGCGATTGCTAAAAAAGGCAAAGAAGCAATAAGAAGAAAGAGAGGAAAGGCATGAACTTAGAAAGACTAATGGAGTCAGTAAAGAAACATGAAGGGTATCGTAACAAAGTATACCTCGATACGCTTGGCAAAAGAACTGTGGGCGTAGGTCATCTTTGCGTTGAAGATTTTTGGGAAGATGACAAAGAATACGAAGAAAAGTTTCTAATGGAGGTTTTAGCTGATGATTTACAAAACGCAATTAAAGGAGCTAGAGAGTTAAAAGAAGAGCATAGTTGCACTGATATTGACGAAATAGCTCAAGAAATACTTGTTGAAATGGTGTTTCAACTTGGAAAAAACGGTGTATCAAAGTTTCGTAATATGTGGAAAGCGCTAGCAGAAAAAAACTATATTGGTGCTAGTTATGAAATGCTTGACTCTAAATGGGCAAAACAAACTCCTAATAGAGCTAAATCAATGGCAGAATTGATGAAGTCATGCGGTTAGAGAACTTTTTTAGCGCATATAAAAAACAATTAATAGATAGACAAAAGCAAGTAGAACAGTCTATACTTAATGGACTGTGTAAAAGTTGGGAAGATTACAAGTATCTGACTGGCAAACTCGCAGCACTTAAACAAGAGGAACAGGAACTCACGGACCTGCTTAAGAAAACGGAGCTTGACGATGAATAAACTAATTGTGCCGAAACATGTATGGGACGGCAAAGCTGTTGAAAAACAGAAAAAAGAACTTGAAAAAGTTCCAAACCCTACTGGGTATCACATAGTATTATTTCCCTTAAAATTAGATCAAAAAACTAAATCTGGTATTTTACTTACTGATGAAACAATACAAGAATCACAACTTACTACTAATATCTGTAAAGTTTTAAAAGTTGGACCAGATGCATACAAAGATAAAGAAAAGTTTCCAAACGGACCGTACTGTAAAGTAGACGATTGGATTATAATAACTCGATACGCTGGATCTAGAATAAAGATTGATGGTGGTGAGTTAAGGATTATTAATGACGATGAAGTTCTGGCGGTTGTTGATGATCCTCGAGATATATTGCCAGCTAACATTTTATAAACATGGAGAAGTCTATGCAACCACAAGTGCAATCAGAGCAAGACAAGATGGTACCGATAGATACTTCGGGCGATCCAGTCGAGGTTACAGTCAACCCTGAAAAAACTGAAGAGAAGAAAGAAACTAAACAACCAGAGGTACAAGTAGAGCAAGTTGAAGAACAACAAGCTGAGGCACCTGCTGAAGAAACAAAAGAAAGTGAGCTTGAAGATTATAGTCAAAACGTACAGAAACGTATTGATAAGCTTACTAGAAAAATGCGTGAGGCAGAGAGGAGAGAAAAAGCTGCCATAGAATACGCAAAGAAAATAAATGAAAAGTTTAAAGCTGCAAACGTGCAGAATGTTAATCTTACTGATACTACCTTGGCAGACAGAGAAAAAGCAATTGCTAGTCAAAAAGAGTTTGCAACAAGAGCCTTACAGGCTGCAATACAAGCTCAAGATGTTGAAAAGCAGGTAGCTGCTCAACAAGAAATAGGTAGATTAACTATTGAGGATGAAAGGCTAAAAGTTTCAAAAGCTAAGGCATTACAGAGAAAAACTCAGATGGAGACTCAAAAAGAGGATGATTTTGAGCAAGTGATGCAAGCTGAAATTGGTGGTCAAGCACAAGCACAACCTGAAAGAGAGTATGATCCAAAGGCTGTAGCTTGGGCAGATAAGAATAAATGGTTTGGCACAGACAATGCCATGACATACACCGCTTATGATATTCATAACAAATTAGTACAAGAAGGTATTGATCCAACCGACGATGAGTATTATAATCAGATAGATAAACGTATACGACAAGAGTTTCCCCATAAGTTTTCGGACGGAGGGGAGGTTAACAAACCGAAGACACAAAAAGTGGCTTCAGCTGTTAGAACATCGCCATCAGGGCGCCGCACTGTGAAACTCACACCCTCACAGGTAGCTATTGCAAAAAAACTTGGTGTGCCACTTGAAGAGTACGCGAAACACGTGAAAGAATAGGAGGCGTAAATGACTACTAAAGGAATTAAAAATCTATCACGCAAACAAGAAACCCGTGAAAAGGTGACTCGAAAGAGGGGATGGGTTCCTCCATCGAACCTAGACGCACCAGAACCACCTGATGGTTTTCATCATAGGTGGGTAAGAGCCGAATATCGTGGCCAACAAGATGAAAAAAATGTCATCGGTAGACTACGAAGTGGATATGAACTTGTGAGAGCAGATGAGTATCCCGATAGAATGGATCTTCCAGCTATCGCAGACGGTAAATACAAAGGCGTAATAGGTACGGGCGGATTAATTTTAATGCGCTGTCCTGTTGAAGTAAAAGAGGATCGGGATGAATATTTCCGTAATCTTACAAACGACAAGACAAGAGCAATAGAAGAAGATCTACACAAAGACGAGCACCCCGCAATGCCGATCTCACAAGAAAGGCAAAGCAGAGTAACATTTGGGGGCAAGAAGTCTTAATTAGTAAGATGATTGTCTCTGAAGTAATTTAGGAGACTACTATGGCTAACATAGACCAAGCGTTTGGTTTAAGACCAATAGCAAAAGTTGGTTCTGCTCCTGGCGGAACAACAGGTACTACTAAATACTCTATAGCAAGCGGAGCAAGTGGCATATTTACTGGTGATCCAGTTAAACAAGCAAACGACGGAACAGTCGTTGTGGCAACAGCTGGCGACGCTATAAGAGGAGTATTTATGGGATGTTTCTATACAGACCCAAGTACATCAAAGCCTAGATT